GGTTATTCGCGACGTCAGTTTTTTTTTAGCGATAGTTGATATGCATTTACTGAATTTATAACTTATGGCAACGCAAAGAGAAGTATCAGAACATCTTGGTTTATCAGTTGCAAGTATCTCAGAATTAATAAAAAAAGGTGTCTTACCATCAAAAAGAGGCCGTTCACCGCTAGATTTAGACGTATGTAGGCACGCTTACATAAGTTATCTGCGAAAATTGTCTGGTTATCACAAAAAAAGTGGATCAGGAGACATTGCAGAGGAGAAAACACGTCTTACAAAAGCTCAAGCAGACAGGGCGGAGCTAGAAGTGTCAGAATTAGAGGGTAGGCTGATACCTGCAACATTAGTTCAAGATACCTGGACTAATTTTGTAGCAAATGTTAGAGCAAAGCTGCTAGGTATGCCTTCAAGGCTAGCACATCAAATGATTGCAACTGAAGATTATGCTGAAGCAGAAAAATTACTTAAAGATTGTGTATATGACGCACTTAATGAATTAGCAGAAAATGGAATACCTACAGAATATGCAGGACGTGTTGAAAAACACGATGCAGACGTTTAAACCACCGCCTGAATTAAAAATTTCAGAGTGGTCAGATAGATATAGAAAGCTATCACCAGAATCTTCTTCTGAAGCTGGCCAATGGTCAACATCTAGATGTCCTTATCAAAAAGAAATAATGGACACTTTTAACGATCCTTTTATAGAAAGAATTGTGGTTATGACCTCATCGCAAGTTGGCAAAACTGAAATATTGTTAAATGCTATAGGTTATTACATAGATCAAGATGCTTCACCTATACTTGTTGTGCAACCAACACTACAAATGGGACAATCATTTAGTAAAGATAGATTGTCAGCAATGATAAGAGATAGTGAAAAGTTAAAAGGATGTGTTAAGGATGCAAGAAGTAGAGATAGCGGAAATACCACAATGCACAAAAAGTTTGCTGGTGGTCATATCTCTATAGTTGGATCAAACTCCGCAAGCGCTCTTAGCTCAAGACCTATCAGAATACTCTTAATGGATGAAGTTGACAGGTATGAATTATCAGCAGGATCAGAAGGATCACCTACTGCACTTGCTGTAGCTAGGACTAAAACTTTTTGGAATCGCAAGATATTCATGTGTAGCACACCAACCATTAAAGGCTTGTCTGCAATTGAGTCTGCTTTTGAAGAATCAGATCAACGGTACTTTTATGTGCCATGTCCTGAATGTAATAAAAAACAAGTTCTTGAATGGAAGAATGTAGTATGGGAAGAAAACAAACCTGAAACTGCTACTTATGCTTGCGATCATTGTGGATCAGTTATAGAAGAATCAAAAAAACAATGGATGTTAAAACATGGTGAGTGGCGTGCAACCAAAGATACAGAAAATACAGCAGGCTTTCATTTATCAGAGCTTTATAGTGTTTGGTCAACATGGGCGCAAATGGCAACTGCATTTTTAGAAGCAAAGAAAAACCCTGAAACACTTAAAACATTTATCAATACCAGTCTTGGTCAAAGTTTTGAAGAGCAAGGTCAAACATTAAAGTATGAAAATTTGTTAGAAAGAAGGTTAAATTATGACCACACTACAATTCCAGAAGATGTATTAGCTATTACTGTTGGAGTTGACACCCAAAAAGATAGGCTTGAAGCGCAATGCGTAGGTTGGGGTAAAAACTATGAAGCTTGGGTGCTAGATTACAAAATCTTATGGGGTGATCCAAATGCTTTTACAGTTTGGAATGAGCTTGACACATATTTGAAAAAAAGATTTAAAACAGAAACAGGTAGAATAGTACCTATTTCTTGCACATGCATAGACTCTGGTGGATTACACACCAATCAAGTCTATAACTTTACCAAACCAAGACAAGCAAGACGAGTGTTTGCCATTAAAGGTGCAAGTGTACAGGGCAAACCTATAGTCAACAGACCAAGCTATGTAGGTAAAAATAAAGCTGTTCTCTATACATTAGGCGTTGATACTGCAAAAGAGGCTATATTTAATAGATTAGCTGCTGAACCAGAGGACTCTACTTTGCATTTTTGTTTAGACTTAGATGAAGAATATTTTAAACAGCTTACAAGTGAAAAGCGTATCACTAAATGGGTAAGAGGTAAAAAGCAGTTAGTTTGGAAGCAGATAGGTAAAAGAAATGAAAGTTTGGATACGCTCGTCTACAATTTTGGTGCTATTTATATACTAAATCCTAATTTTGATGTTTTAGAAGAAAAAATACTTGCAATAGGTACAAAAAAACCACAAAAACGTGAAAATCCTAATAGAATTGTCATAAAAAGAGGTAATTTTGCTACAAATTGGAAGTAAATATTGACAAAAACAAAATGGTTTATAGTGTTATATGTAGGTGTATCTATAACATTTATGAGGATTATTGTTGAGCAATAGATTCGATAGAACAAATTACCCAACTGCTGAACCTGCAAAACTTGTTGCTGGTGATAGATTTACATGGCGAAGAGATGATCTTGCTAATGATTATGCAGTAGGCACGTTTGCTCTTACCTATGAATTTCATTCTGACGTTGGCGGTGGCGGAAGTAAAAAGTTTTCAATTACTGCAACAGAAGCCGATAGCACCTATTACATAGAGGTTAATTCAGCAACTACAGCAAGCTACACTCCAGGAGATTATATTTGGGAAGCTTATATAACAAGAGCTTCTGATTCTCAACGAATCATGGTAGATTCTGGTAGAACAGAGATTACCACCAATCTTGCTAACACAAACGCTGATCTTAGAAGTCATGCAAAGAAAGTGGTTGACGCAATAGAAAGCGTTTTAGAGGGTAGAGCAACAATTGATCAAGCATCCATGTCGATTGCAGGTAGATCACTCTCAAGAACTCCAATACCTGATTTAATGGAACTTAGAGATAGATACAAAGCTGAATATTTAAAAGAAATTAAATTAGCTAGAATTAGAAATAAACAAGGATCAGGCAATACTATAAAAGTAAAGTTTGGCTCAAATACATCAATTAACCCAACAGATTACACATAATGGCTTGGTACGATAATTTATTAGGCAATAACAAAAAGAAAGTTAAGAAAAGAACTTTTAAAAGAAGTTATCAAGGTGCAAATACAGGGAGATTATTTGCAGACTTTTTAACAAGCTCTACAAGTGCCGATGCAGAAGTCAAAGACAACCTTAGAATCTTAAGAGATAGAGGTCGAGAGTTAGCGAGGAATGACGCATATATCTCAAGATACTTAAATTTGATGGTATCTAATGTCATTGGCAAGCAAGGCGTAAGAGTAAGCTCCAAATCGTACAATGACGATAGGTCGTTGGACATTGGAGCTAACCTGCTGATTGAAAGAAGTTGGAAAGAATGGTCTCAGCTTGGCAACTGTACACTTAATGGCAGGCTGTCATTTTTAGATTGTCAAAAAATATTTATAGAAACTCTATTAAGAGATGGAGAGGTACTAATTCGTAAAGTCAAAACTACTGATTCGCCTTTTGGTTTTCAAATACAATTTTTAGAAGCAGATCATTTAGATGAGCAAAAAAATGACAGCACTTTGCCAAATGGCAGAAGTATCAAGATGGGTGTGGAAGTTGACAGAAATGATAAACCTATTGCTTATCATTTATTTAAAAAACACCCATATAGCAACACCTATCCAAAACCTGCTCAAGAATATATAAGAGTACCAGCAGATGAAATAATACACGCATACTTACCTAATAGAGCAGAGCAAACAAGAGGTGTATCTTTTATTGCACCTGTAATGGCAAACGTAAAACAATTGAACGCCTATCTTGAAGCTGAGATAGTAGCTGCAAGGGTTGGAGCATCTAAACAAGGCTTCTTTATTTCTCCAGACGGAGATGGGTACGTGGGAGATGGCGATTATGAAGATACTTTTAATCCAACAATGACTGCTCAAGCAGGTGTATTTGAACAGTTGCCAGCAGGTATGGATTTTAAAGCTTTTGATCCATCACATCCTAATTCTGCTTTTGATTCTTTTACAACAAGTGTGCTTCGAAGTATTGCAAGCGGACTAAACATTTCTTATCACAGCTTAAGTAACGATCTAACATCTGTTAATTATTCAAGTATCAGACAGGGTGCTTTAGAAGATAGAAGCAACTATCAAATTATGCAGCAATTTGTAATTGAGCATTTTGTTGATCCTATATTTAAGGCTTGGCTTGAAATGACAATATCGACAGGTTATATAAATTTACCAATGGGTAAGTTTGACAAGTTTGCTAGAGGTATAACTTATATGCCAAGATCATTTGCACATATTGATCCATTGAAAGAAATGCAAGCAAATGTGATCGGATTGCAGAATGGCACAATAACTTATAGTGATATTACATCTACCTTTGGTAGAGATGTAGAAGAGCTTTTTGAACAACATCAAAAAGAATTAGAGCTAGCAAAACAATATGACATAGAGTTAGCGTATCAACCCTTTGGTACTAAACTACCAGTTGAAGCAAAAATACTAGGTGGGGATGATGAAGATGCCTAAGCCAAATGAGGGCATGAAAGCTGAAGCGCAAAAGGGTATAGATTGGCGTGCCGAATTTGGTAGAGGCGGAACTAGAGTTGGAGCTACTAGAGCAAGACAAATTGTAAATGGTGAGAATTTATCAGACGATACTGTTAAGAGAATGTATAGCTTTTTTTCTAGACATGAGGTAGACAAAGAAGCTGAAGGATTTAATGCAGGTGAAGATGGTTACCCATCAAACGGAAGAATAGCTTGGGCTTTGTGGGGTGGAGATGCAGGATATTCTTGGTCAAGACAATTAGTAGAACAAATGAAAAAAGAAGAAGAAAGAGCAGTATCAGGTAAAGCTCTTAAAATGATTGAAAACAAAGTAGAAGAACATAATGAAGAAGTTGGCAATGTTAAGTCAAAAAGAACTAATGTATCAACTTTATCAAAAGTTTACGAAAGAGGGATTGGTGCTTATAAGACTAATCCTGCTTCTGTAAGACCTTCGGTAAGTAGTCCTGAGCAATGGGCTGCAGCCAGAATTAACAGTTACTTATATGCTTTAAGAAACGGAAGATTCAGAAGTGGCAAACATGACACAGACTTATTACCTGAAGGACATCCTTTATCAAGTAAAAATAAAGAGGAGAAATCTATGGATAAAGACGATAGACATATCCTCAATGTTGCGGAAACAGACGACAAAGTTGTTGTCGAGTTTGCAAAGCACCATGAGGATGAACAAGAAGGCGAAGAAATGGAAATGACTGAAGAAGCACGTCCATATCATTATGGCGATGATGATGAAGATAAAGAAAGAAATGTAGTTGACCTTAAGGTTGAATACAGAACAATTGACTTATCAAGATCAGAATTTGTTGATGAAGAAAATAGACGTGTAAGAATTGGAGTTTCTAGTGAAGAGCCGGTAGAAAGAAGTTTTGGAATGGAAGTTCTAGGACATTCATCAGATGAAATAAACATGGAGTTTATGAAATCTGGCCGCGCACCATTACTCCTGGATCACAAAATGGATCAGGTTATTGGTGTTGTTGAAGAATTTAAACTTGATCAGACAGCGCAAAGAACTGTTGCTGTGGTCAGATTTGGTCGATCTGATCTTGCTGAAGAAGTGTTTAGAGATGTGCTTGATGGAATACGCATGAATATAAGCGTAGGGTATCGAGTGGATAAATTAACTAGAATGAAAGATAAAGACGAAAACTACTATAGAGCAAGCTGGACACCGTTAGAGGTTTCCTCTGTTGCTGTGCCAGCAGATGCTAGTCGTAAAGTCGGAGTTGGACGTTCAAAAGAAATTGCTGAAAAAGCAAGGATAGAAATAATGTCAGAAGAAAAAAAAGAAATTAATCTTGATGATGTTAGATCAGAAAGTGCTGAAGCTGCTAAAAAAGAATTTGCAAGAAACTCAAAAGAGATTCTTGATTTAGCTGTTAAGCACAATAAAAGAGATTTAGCACATGAAGCTATATCTGAAGGCAAATCTGTTGAAGAATTTAGAGGTCTTTTATTAGATAACATATCTAATGATGTACCTTTAGAAACTCCAAAAGATATTGGTCTTACAGAGAAAGAAACTAAAAGATTTAGCATAATGAGAGCTATTAATGCGATGGCTAATCCTACAGATAGGAAAGCTCAAGAAAATGCTAAGTTTGAATTTGAAGCTTCAGAAGCAGCACAAAGAGAGTATGGTCAAACTGCTCAAGGTATTATGTTGCCAGATGAAGTTTTAAGAAATTGGAATCAAAGAGATTTATCTGCTGGAAGTGATGGAGACCTAATCGGTCAAGATTACAGAGCAGGTGATTTCATTGATGTACTAAGAAATAACTCTGCTGTTATGCCATTAGCAACCATGCTAAATGGTCTTACAGGCGATGTTAAGATACCAAAGAAAACTGCTGCTGCATCTGCTGCTTTTATTAGTTCAGAAGGTGGCGCTGCTGGTGAATCTGAATTGACAATCGGAAATGTCAGTATGTCTCCTAAGTCATTAGGTGCGTTTACAGACATTACAAGACAACTTATGATTCAATCATCTTTGGATGTAGAAAATCTTGTTAGAAACGATCTAGCTGCTTCAATGGCTATTGCTATTGATGATGCTGCATTAGAAGGATCAGGAAGTTCAGGTAATCCAACAGGTATTACTAACACTTCAGGAATTAACACAGTATCACTTTCAAGTGCTGCTGCGCCCACCTTCGCTGAGATGGTGAGCATGGAATCTGCTGTCAGAGTGGATAACGCATTAGTAGGCGATTTGGCTTACATAGTGCATCCAACTAACTATGGCACATTAAAAACTACTGAAAAAGCAACCAATACAGCACAATTTGTTGCTGTTAATGACGAGATCAATGGCTATAAAGCAGTTGTATCTCCACAGTTAACTGCTAATAATTATGTGTTTGGTAACTTTAATGACTTACTTGTTGGTATGTTTGGTGGTCTTGATATTGTTGTAGATCCTTATACTGCTTCAAGTTCAGGTACAGTTAGAATAGTTGCCCTCCAGAGCGTCGATATTGCGGTACGTCATGCTGTATCGTTTTGCGCTGCTTCATAATTGAGTGGTTTTAACGACTAAAAAAATGGGTGGCGCTATTGCCACCCAACTTAAAAAAGGTGAATTTATGAAATACTTAATATTAACTGACACAGTTGCAAACAAAGAAAAGGTTAAAGCAGGCGATGTTGTTGAACTACCAGTAGATGAGGGTAGAGCTTTAGTTGGCTATGGCAAAGCTGAAGAGTACAAGGGCAAAGCTAAAAAAGAAACCAATAGGAGTGTAGGACTTGAAGAGTCAGATGCTCCAAAGCCAAAGAAAAGAACTAAGAAGTAATGGCTCTTGAGTTTGATAGAGATTTTAATGGCTATCTTGATGCAGATTTAGGTCATGGTATGACTGTTACCTATACTCCTCAAGGTGGTTCTGGATCATCTATCAATATTGTCCTGGAGCAAGAATATTTTGGTATTGATGTTGGTACTGTAGATGTTGAGGGTTTGCAACCAATAGCATTCTGCAAAACAACCGATGTACCGAGTGTTGCTCATGGCGATACTATAGTTGCTCCTGCATATAAAAATCTTGATGGCACTACTATTAAAGCAGGTGCTACCTATAAAGTTATTAATGTGCAACCTGACAATACAGGAATAACGCAACTTATTCTTCAGGAGCAGTAATGGCAAACCATGTGCGCCAGCAAATTCGTGAGAGAGTAGGTACTGTTTTAACAGGCCTAACTACCACAGCTTCTAGAGTCTTTGAAAGCAGAGTTTATGCTTTGCAAGATAATGAGCTTCCTGCTTTAATTATTTATTCAAAATCAGAAACTTCAGAACCCTTAGTAATGCACACCGATAGAGTAACAGAACGTGAATTATCTTTAATTGTTGAGTGTTATGCAAAGGCAAATTCTAATTTTGATGATACTATTGATACAATATGCAAGGAGGTTGAAGAAGCTATAGCTGCTGATACTACTCTAAATAACTTGGCTAAAGATGTTTACATAGAGTCAACAGAAATAGAGTTTAATGCAGAAGGCGAAAGTCCTGTTGGTTATGCAACTTTGACTTTTTTAACAACTTACCATGTTAAGGAAACTAATCCTGATGTGGCTGTTTAGCGAGGAAAATTATGAAATTAGTTAGTCCAAATGGCAAAACTATTATAGATGCACAACCTGATAGTGTTGAGTATCTAAAAAGCAAGGGTTGGAAAGAAGAAGCAACCCCATCGAAAGATAAACTTAAATCTTCTTCTAAAACTAAAAACGAGGAATAATTATGGCAACACATCTTGGAAAAGAAGGCACAGTACAAGTTGGTTCAAACGCTATTGCTGAAATCAGAAGTTTTAGTATTGATGAATCTATAGACGTTGTAGAAGATACAAGTATGGGTGATTCATCAAAGACTTACTTAGCTTCTATTAAAGACTTTAGTGGATCAGTTGATGTTTTATATGATGAAACTGATACTAACGGACAAACAGCTTTATCAGTTGGTTCATCCGTAACACTTAACTTTGCTCCTGAAGGCACAACAAGTGGCGATGTAAAACTTACAGGCACAGCAATTGTTACAGGTAAATCTGTATCATCTTCATTTGATGGTTTAGTAGAATCTACTATTACTGTTCAAGGAACAGGTGGCTTAACAACAGGCACTTATTAATGTCAGTTATAGATAAAGCCAAGCAACATTTTAGCGGTCAAGAGATCACTAAGATTAAAGTTCCTGAATGGGGAGATGAAAATGAGCCTTTATACATTTACAGTAAGCCATTATCACTAGGCGAAACCTCTAAATTGTATAGACTTAGTAAAGAGGATGATCTTACGATGATGGCTTATGTGTTAATTTATAAAGCTCTTGATGCAGATGGCAATAAACTTTTTGACATTGGTAATAAGAATGATCTGCTTAACAACGTAGATAGAGAAGTATTGATGCGTGTAGCACAACAAATAATGGGACAAGAGCCTATTGAGGATGTCAAAAAAAAGTAAAAAAAGATACTAATTTGTTTTTCCAATATGCGCTAGCAGAAAAACTAGGCAAGACATTACAAGAATTGCAAAGTATTAGTATCGAAGAGTATCAAGGTTGGATTGCATACTTTGAATTAAAAGAAGAAGAGAGCAAGAAGTAATGGCAAAGAGACAAGTAAAATTTGAACTTTCAGCAGTAGATAGAACTAAAGCTGCTTTTAATTCTGTAACTAAAGGATTGAAAGGAGTTGGATCAACCGCTGCTAGTGTTACGAAAGGAGTAGCAGGTGTTGGTTTAGCTGCAACAGCTACAGCAGGAGCTTTAGGTTTACTTGTTAATAAATCTTTTGAGTTTATTGATGCTATTGGTAAAACTGCAACTAGAACAGGTATTACCACTTCTGCTATTCAAGCTTTTCATTTAGCTGCTAGAGAATCTGGAACTAACATTGAAGGTGCTAACAAAGCACTTGAGAAATTTGCTAGATCGGTTGGCGATTCTCAACGTGGTCTAAAAACAATGACTGATATTTTTAAAGCTCTTGGCGTAGAGCTTGAAACTACGGATGGTCATTTTAAATCTACAGATACTTTGTTAGAAGAAGTGGCAATTGGTATTAGTAATCTTGGAAGTCAAACACAAAAAGCAACAGCACTAGCTAACTTGTTTGGTCGACAAGGTATTTTGCTTACTAATGCACTTGAAGATTTAGCAGATAGAGGATTAGATGCATTTATTGAAAGAGCAGAAAGATTAGGATTAGTATTGTCTACAAAAACTGTTAGAAGAGTTGAGGCTTTTAATGATGCGGTTGGCGTTATAAAAATGCAAATAAGCTCTTTCGTAAATAATGTTTCTGCAAGCTTTTTACCTATCTTTGAAAAAATACAAGTAACAATTGCAGATAAGATACAAAAAATAATTGATGACTTTGGTGGTATGGATGCAATAGCTGTATTTATACAAAACTCAATTGTAGAGTTTGCAAAAAATTCCATAATAGCTGTTGGTCAATTTAGAGACGATTTTGCAACTTTGGTAAGAGAAGTACAAATAAAAGCCAGAGAAATAGAAATACAATTAAGAGGTATTGCAATTGCAATTTTAGAAGCTTTACCTAAAAACTTTTCTGATAGGATTGAGGGTTTAAGATTTCCGATACAGGGTTTAGAAGGAGACATTAGATTTTTAGAAAGACAAACAACTAATCATGGTGAATCAGCAGAAAAAACCGCAAATAATCTTAATAAATATAAGATTACCTTAGAGGATTTAAGAGATGGTCAAGATGGATTTACTCAAGGTTTAAGAGACGCTAATGACGAGCTTAATAGAGTTATGCCTATAAATGCATTTATGGATAAGTTAAATGAATTTGATATAGCACTAGAAACGATTGCAGTAAACTCAATGAAAAAATTTGAAGATTCAATTATCGAAGGTTTGCGAAATGGCAAGTTAGCTTTTAAAGATTTTGCTGATTTTGTTGTTGAACAATTATTGAGAGTTGCAATACAGCAGTTATTAGTCAGACAAATAATTGATCCATTTAGTAACTTTTTAAGTGGTTTTGATTTTTTAAACAAAACACCTAAAAAACCATCTAAAGGTGGTGGGAGTTTGCCTACAGTAGAAGGGGGTGGATATACAGGTATGGGGGTTAGATCAGGTGGTATAGATGGACGTGGTGGCTTTCCTGCAATACTACATCCGAACGAAACAGTTATAGATCACACAAAAGGACAAGGCATGGGTGCTACTGTAAACTTTAATATATCTACAGTAGATGCAGCAGGTTTTGATGAATTGCTTGCTACTAGAAAAAACATGATTATAAGCATGGTAAATCAAGCTTATAACTCAAGAGGTAAAATGGGAATAGCATAATGTCAGGCACTTTCCCAACAACTATAAAACCAAGTAGCTTATCGTTACAAGATAATAGGCCAAATCTTATCAATCAATCTGTATCTGGTAAAAGAGTTACTAGAAAATATGGATCACAATTTTTTACTCTGGATATCGCATTACCACCTTTATCAAAAGATGATGCAATGGATGTTTTTGCTTTTCTTAAAAAACAGCAAAACTCTTTTGATAAATTTGATTACACATATCCAATTACAAACAGAGGTGCTAACAGAACGCAAACAGATATTGTGGTAAATGGCTCGCATAGTGTTGGTGATTCAACAATAGCATTGTCAGGATTTGATGCATCAACAACAGATGTTCTCAAAGCAGGCGATATTATTAAGTTTGCAAATCACGATAAAGTTTATATGCTTGAATCAGATTTAGATTCAGATGGAAGTGGTAACGGAACTGTAACAATATCACCAAGCATAATAGCTACACTCGCAAACAGCGAAGCAGTATCAGTAGACCAACCAAATTTTAAGGTTTATCTTAATAGCGATATTTTATATACAACAAATGCTTCAGGTTTGTTTTCAATAAGCTTTTCATTGAGAGAGTGCATTGAATAATGTCAAGGAATTTAAGCTCATCATTACTTACGCAACTAGCAAATCCTACTAATACATTTTGCTTCCTGCTAGAAATTAATACATCAACAGTTTTTAGATTAACCGATAATCAGTTTGATGTTACTTACGATTCCAATACCTATACATCTTCTGGTGAGATAATATCCGTAAATACAACACCAGAAACAGGAGAACTTAAAGTTGAAGAAACATCAATAGAACTATCAAATATAAACTCAACACTAATATCAGTATTTGACGATCAAAACTACATAGACAATACAGTTAATATTTATCTTGGTTTCTTTGATTCTAATGATTCTTTTATTGATGCATTTACCTATTTTTCAGGCAACATAAAAAACGTAGAAGTTGACGAAAGTAAAACAGATTCAAAAATTACTGTTACTTGCTCTAATCATTGGTCAAATTGGAATTTAAAACAGGGAAGGCATTTTACCGATGAATCTCAACAACTAGCTTTTACATCCGATAAAGGTCTTGAATATGCTCATGTAACAAAAGCAAATATAAGGTGGGGTAGTTAAATGGCTTTATTAAGTGCAGCTACAAAAGCGTTTTTAAAAAAAGCTTTACCTTACATTACAGGAGCAATAACTGTAATAACAGGTATCAAAAATTTTAGAACTATACAAAAATTAAAAGATCAAGGCCAAGATATACTAGCTACTAAAACTGCTCAAGGTGGCAAAATTCCAATTATTTATGGAAGAAGAAGAGTTGGCTCAACACTTCTTTACATGGATACAGACTCAGGCAACTCAAAAGAATTATTTGTAATATATGGTTTGTGTTTAGGCGAGGTTGATTCGATAGAGTTAGATACAATAGAAATTAATGGTGTTCCTATATCTGATACAAAAGTTTTTAGACAAGGTTATTATGCAGGATCAGATAAAATATCTAGTGGTGCAGGATCACTTAACACAGCAAGTCAGTTAGGCGATGTTAATAGCAAAACATCTAGTGGGCGTTCTGGTCTTGATCCAAGTAAAAGATATAGAATGGTTTTTAATGCACATCATGGAGCAGACGACCAAACAGTTGATCCTATGCTCAACGCTTCACAGTCTACTAAATTTACAAGCAATCACAGACTTAGAGGAATTGCTTACATAGCAGCATCTTTTCAGTATGACACAAAAGGCATGTTTACTTCTGTTCCAGAATTAACAGTAGTTGTTAAGGGAAGAAAACTTTACGATCCTAGACTTGATGGCTCAATAACTGGTGGTACAGGTTCACATAGAATAGCTGATAAAACTACTTATGAATGGTCTAATAATGCAGCTTTAACTCTGCTTGATTATATGCATCAAGATTATGGTAAAGGTTTATCAGCATCATTAATAGATTTACAGTCTTTTCAAACAGCAGCTAACACAGCAGATACTATTGTTGATGTTCCTGATTATAGTGGTTCATACGCTTCTGCTACTTTTTCAGCAGACGTTGAAGATAATTTTATTACAGTTAATGAAGCAACTTGGAAAAAAATTAAGGGTGGTGAATTATTAAGCGTTAAGGATAGTGGTGGTTCTGTAATAATAAATCAAAACAATGTGATTGATGCACAAAGATTTACACCACATACCGAAAGCACAAATTTTAGAATTTATATAGATGGAGTACCACCTGCGAAAGTAAGCAAAAGCGTTACGTTTTCTGCTACTAATGGAGATGCAACTATTACTGTATCTTGTACTTCACATGGTGCATCTGCTAACGATAGAGTGCTTTTTGCAGGTGCAACAAGTCTTGGTGGCAATATTACAGCAACAGTTTTAAATAAAGGTTATACCATTGCAACAGTTGTAGATGCTAACAGTTTTACGATTGAAGCAACTGATCTAAACTTAACAACTGTATTAGCTAATAGTTCTGATACAGGTAATGGTGGTGGAAGTGCTGTTGGTAAATTTATGTATGCAGATGAATCTGGTCTTTTCTTAGCACAAACTAGAAGATTGCAATGTGATGGTGTTTTAGATACCAATGAAACTGTATTAGATAACGCAAGAGATTTACTATCTAATATGCGAGGATTCTTAAATTACATAGATGGTAAATATAGTGTTCTAGTAGAAGATGCAACATCATCATCCTTTAGTATTACAGACGATCATATAATAGATCAGGGTATAAAAATACGTTATGAAGATAAAGCAGAAAAACTTAATAAAGTTGTAGTACAGTTTTTTAACGCACAGAAAAAATACGAATCAGATACTAAAACTGTATTTCATAATAATAGCACTTCAACTTATAAAAATGATGATGGTGGTGAAGAGCTTGAAACCACAGCAGAATTCCAATATATAACTAATCCTTATAATGCCTTTAATATGGGTAAAGGCATACTTGAAAGAAGTAGAAGACAAAAAACTATTAGTTTTGTTGGCACTCCTAGATTATTAAATCTTACAGCAGGGGATGTGGTAAGTATTACCTATACACCTTATAACTTATCAAATGCTGCTTATAGAATAGAGACAATTAATTTATTAGATAATGGCTTAGTAGGTATACAAGCAATAGAATATTTTGATCTTTACACGTGGTCAGCTACACCACCAGAAGAAAATGTTGGCGCTGATCCAGACTTGCCAACAGGCACAGAAGCAGAGCCACCAACAAACTTAACATTTACCGATGCAACTTCAGCCAGGAGAGCTTTTTTAACTTGGACTGCTGCAACAAATTATCCTGCAAAAGAATTTAGAGTAATTATTAAAAATTCTTCTGGCCAAGAAATACATAACAGAATTGTAAGTGATGCTTTCATAGACTTAGATTTTATTGCTGTAGCAAATGGTTATGTTGCATCAATTACATCAATTAGTAGTACTGGTGCTGAATCAAGCGCAACTTCTATTACTTTTAATGTAACTCAACAACCTGTAAAGATTGGCGACATTCAAGCTAATGCAATTACAGCAAATGAAATAAACGTAACCAATCTAGCTGCTATAGAATCAGACTTAGGTGATATTGATGCAGGAAGCATAAATATAGGTTCAGGTGCTTTTACAGTTAGTTCTTCTGGTGTTATGACTGCAACAGGAGCAACAGTATCAGGTGCAATCACAGCTTCATCATTAAATGTTACAGGTGCAACTGTTACAGGAACAATTGATGCAGGCAGTATTACACTTAATGGTGATCCTTTGACTGATATATTCACTTTGTCTACTGATACCGATGGTGAAAATATATTGCTCAAAGATGGAGGTACAACCTATGGTTCACTAATAAAAAGTGGTTCTGATTTTAAAATAAAATCAATGATAAATAATGCCGATATTATTTTAAGTGGTGTAGATGGAAACGTACCAAGAAATGTTTTAACACTTGATATGTCTTTAGAAGGCGCAGCAACATTTCATTCAACACAACCTGCTGAGTTTAATGGAGCTTTAACAGTTGGTGGTGCTATAACTGTTTTTCAAAATGTATTAACTTCTACAAACTCACTTAAATTAAATAGTGGTCAATCCTCTATAACGCTTTTTAACACAAATACTTTTAACGCTATATATGAAGCAGGTAATCATATTTTTAAAGATGCTTCTGGCTCAAATGAAAGATTTAGAATTACAGGAACAGGCCTTATAGGATTGGGTGGTGCAAACTATGGAACTTCTGGTCAAGTTTTAACATCTAATGGAAGCTCAACACCACCAACTTGGCAATCGACAGGAAATGTTGTTACTTCATATTCAAATGGCGTTGATAATAGATTAGTTACATCAACTGGTGCAGCAGGTATAAATGGCGAATCAAATCTTACTTTTGATGGCTCTACTCTTAATGTAACAGGAAACATAATAGTATCTAACGATCTAACAGTACAAGGCACAACCACAACGATTGATACTACAAACTTAGATGTAAAAGACAAAAATATAACGCTTAACTTCTCTACAGGCGATTCTTCTGCAAATGCAAACGGAGCAGGTATAACTATTCAAGATGCAGTTGATGCTTCAACAGATGCAACTATTCTTTGGGATAACACAAATGATGAGTTTGATTTTTCTCATAAAATAAATGTAGCAGGTACATTAACAACAAATTCAGGTGGTGGTGCTGCTGTTTTAGGATCACATCTTGATTTAGGAGATAATCAAAAAATTAGACTTGGTGCTAGTGATGATTTAGAAATTTATAGTGATGGTGGCTCAAACAATTATATTTTAAGTAATAATGGCGCTTTAATTTTAAGAAACTTATCAGATGATAAAGATATATATTTACAAAGTGATGATGGTTCAGGTGGTTTTACATCTTATTTACATGCTAAAGGTTCTTCAGGTGAGGTTATATTAAAGCATTATGGAAGTAATAAACTAGCCACAACAAGTTCTGGTGTAGATGTTACAGGTACAGTAACTGCTACTGGAGTTGCCATTACTAATGATGCAGCAAATTTAAGCATACAAAATGGAGCAGCAGATACAGGTCATAAATTCAGAAGAAATGCAAATAATCATTTAATTATTGAAAGATTTGCTAGTGGTTCAACCTCAGAAACAGCACGTATTGATTCTTCTGGACGAGTTGGTATCGGTTTAAGTCCAACAACTTCCCCACTTGAAATAAAATCAAATTCAACAAGTTCTTCAGCTTCAGGAATGTCAATCCAAGCAAATGGTAGTTCAGATGCAATAATAAAAATGGGAGAAAAATCTGGTAATGGTGGTAGATTTCACATATACGATGGCGGTGTAGAGAAAATTGCATTTTATTCGGATGGTACTGCTAATCATATAAGTGCAGGAAATATTGGTATAGGAACTGCATCACCTCAAGTTCCTTTGCACGTTTCTCATGCGACTGCACCTAATTTTAGATTATCAAGAACTGGAACAGGTCAAATTTATCAATTTGGTATAGATTCTAGTGGCAGATTTTTAATACAAGAAGCTGCAAGTGAAGGTGGGACAAAAAATACAAGATTTGTAATAGATGACACAGGTGAGGTTGGAATTGGAACTGGAGCACCTGAGAGTGTTCTTCATATCTCAAACAATGCTGCACCTGCTGATGACTTAACATTATTAACTTTACAAAATGGTAATTCTACTAGTGATATTTCTACTCCAAATACTTTTATAGATTTCCAATTCAAAGATTCAAACTCAAATGTTGTTCCTCAAGCAAGAATTGGTGCTCATGCAGGAGATGGCACAGATGCTAATACTCAGATATTAGAAGGCAAAGGTTATTTAACTTTCCACACTAGCGATACTACAAATACAAGTGGAACAGAAGCACCTCCTGAAAGATTACGCATCACGCATGATGGCAAACTTGGTATCGCAACTGAAACACCTGCAAAAGCTCTACAAGTTAAAACAGATACAAATGGCGATGGTATTAATATTCAAAGAAACAGCACAACAGCAGATCATTATGGTCAATTAAGTTTTAGCGTATCTACAAATGATACTTATGCAACACCTAATGTTTGGATTCGTGGCGTAAGGGGAAGCTCTTATACAAATAACTTTATGACTTTTGGAACTGGTGGTAATACAGGTACAGAGAGATTTCGCATACTTGCAGATGGCACTTTACAAATGGGAGCATCACCTTTAACAATTATAACCCCAGCAAGAAACCTTACAAACATAGGAACTATCAATAGTGGTGCGATAACAAGTAGTGGAGAGATACAACTTAATAACAAT